GCGCAGCCGAGCTTGAAGCCCGCCATGAGAAGATCATGGGCGAGTTCGACAAGCTCGAAACCCTGATTGCAGCCGAGCAGCGTCAGTCGCAGATCGAAAAGATGGCGCAGGAAGTTCGCGAGCAGCGCCGCCCCGACCAGAGCGGTGAGGCTCGTGGTGCTGACGAAGGCGCGAAGAAGCCCGAATATCGGGAAGCGTTTGTTGCGCTTGCTCGTGCAGGCTTCGACCCGCAGGAGCTTTCGGCTGAGCATCGCGCTGCGCTGAAGGCTGGTGTGGCCGAGTTCCGCGCCCAGAGCACCTCCAACTCGGCGGGCGGTTACACCGTCCCGACCGACCTTGCGGCTCAGGTCGATAAGACCCTGAAGCTCTGGGGGCCGATGTATGACGAGGCGATTTGCACCGTCCTGAACACGGCGTCGGGCAATCCGATCGACTTCCCGACCGTCGATGACACGGGCGTTGCGGTTGTTCAGCACTCGGAAGGTGCTGCGATGACGGACGACGCGAGCGCGGACGTTACCTTCGCCAAGATGACGCTGAATGCGTTCGACTACGACACCAAGTGGATTCAGGTGTCGATGGAGCTGCTTCAGGACAGCAACATCGACGTTGAGCAGTTCATCGGCGAGCTTCTCGGCGAGCGTCTTGCCCGCCGCGTCAACACCGAGCTTACCACTGGCGACGGCACGGGCGATCCGAACGGCATCGTCGTGGCCTCGTCCACCGGTAAGACGGCAGCTTCGACCACGGCGTTCACTGCGGACGAAGTTATCGACCTCTTGCACTCGGTTGACCCTGCGTATCGGGCCAGCCCGAAGGCTCGCTTCATGATGCACGACACCGTTCTCGCGGCGGTTCGTAAGCTGAAGGACGGTCAGGGCCAGTATATCTGGTCGATGGGTGACATTCGCGGCGGCGCTCCGGCGAGCCTTCTCGGCAACCCCTACAGCGTCAACCAGGCGATGGCTTCGGCCTTCACCACGGGTCAGAAGCTCATCCTGTTCGGTGACTTCAGCAAGTATTACGTCCGCAAGGTCGGTGCGCCTGTCATCGGCGTTCGCCGCGAATACTACTGGCCGAACATCGGTCTCGCCGGCATCGTTCGCCTCGACGGCGACCTGATCCAGTCGAGCGCCGTCAAGCACCTCAAGCTGGCCTAACAATCTGGGCGGGGCTTAATCGCTCCGCCCTCCTTTTTCGGAGGGCCGACTAATGGCTGGTGGTTACAATGTGACCGGCTATCGCAATGGCGATGGCGTCCTGGTCGTTCAGGGTCAGACTGCGGTAACGCAGGCGACCTCGATTTCTACTGCGGTGACGTGCAACGCCTACTCGGGCGTCATCACGACTGTTTCTCAGACTGTTGCGGCTGGTGCTGAGGCCCAGTTCACCGTGAACTGCAACAAGGTGGTCGCTACCGACATCGTGAACGTCTGCATCAAGACGCACACTTCGGCTGGCACGTTCATTCCTGCTGTGACTGCGGTTGCTGCTGGTTCGTTCCAGATCACCCTGACCAACCTTCACGCCTCGGCTGCTGGTGACAACGTTCTTGTCATCAACTTCGCCGTCCAGAAGGCGGAAGCCTAATGCGCGTTCGGATGCTCGCCGGCCTAGTTGGCGGCATCCATCTCGTGCCGGGGGATGAGGCGGAGTTCGCGGACGCTGAGGCTATTCGCCTTATCGACGCGGGCTTCGCCGTCCCTGTCGCAGCTCCAATTGAACGGGCGGTCAAGAAGCCGGTCGAGAAGAGGAAGCGCAAATGAGTTGGCTTCCTCCGATCGTCACCGCCGAACCCGCTAGCGAACCAATCACGCTCGCCGAGGCCAAGGCCCAGTGCCGCGTTGACGGCTCGGACAGCGACACCGAGCTAAACATTTACATCAAGGCTGCCCGCATCTTCGTTGAGGAGTTTTGCGGGATCAAGCTTGTCTCGCAGACGGTGGCTCTCCGCTGTTCTCACTTTGGTGATTTCATCGACCTCCCAGTTGCGCCGCTGTCCGCTATCTCAGAGGTGAAATACCTCGATAGCGACGGTGTTGAGCAAACGCTGGACACCGCAATTTACGAGAGCGTGTTGGTTGGCCTCGAACCGTCCATCCGCCTCAAGATCAACCAGACCTGGCCCGCAATTCGCCCGTGCGTGAACGACGCAATCAGGGTCACGGCAACCGCTGGTTACGAAACTATTCCCGAACCGATTCGAGCAGCGGTCATGCTGATTATTTCGAGCTGGTTCGACAACCGCACTGTTGGCCCTGTTCCTGACGGGGCTGTGTCATTGCTTTCTAATTACCGCCGTTTCTAAGCCCTTCGGCAAGGCCGCCACGCCGCGATGGCGTCGCATCCCATGACGGAGCCCTTCTTCAATGAGTGACATCGCAATCACCGCCGCCAATGTTATCGCCGGCTCGAACAGCGTCCGCGAAAGTGGCACTGCCGGGGCGACCGTAACCGCTGGCCAAGTCGTCTATAAAGACGCTTCAGACAGCAACAAGTTCAAGCTCGCGGACTGTAATTCTGCGACTGCTGCGGCCCGTTCGCCATACGGCATTGCCCTCCACGCTTCGCTGGCGGGTCAGCCGCTCGCGGTGCTGACTTCGGGCAACATCACCATCGGCGGCACTTTGACCGCTGGCGTGGCCTACTATCTGTCCGGCACACCGGGAGGCGTTCGCCCAGTCGCGGACAACACGACCGGCGATTACCCCGTCATTCTCGGTATTGCTAAATCGACGACCGTTCTGAACGTCAACATTCAGGAAGCGGGCGTCGCCCTCTAATGGACGCCGGGGCGTTGCGGGATCGCATTACAATCAAGCGCGAGGCCAATACGCCTGACGGCTCAGGCGGCTACGATAAGTCGTGGTCGGAAGTCGCTACGGTCTGGGGGAACGTGACCAGCTTGAATGGCCGCGAGGCTGTTCTTGGCCACGTTCTCCAGGGTATCTCCACGTTCCAGATTATCGTTCGTCACCGCACGGACATTGAGCCTGCCATGCAAATCCTCTGGGGATCGCGTGAGCTTAACGTCCACACCGCTGAAGATAAGCTGGGAACGCGGCAGTGGACGCACATCATTGCTTCGACCGAGGCCCCGCAGGGTGCCTAGGCGGGTCAGGGGCGATAAGGCATTCATCAAGCTTATTAAGCGAATGCCGCCAGTCGTCCAAAGTGAGATCGAACAGCTTCTTCGCGAGACCGGCGCGGAAATCCTGACCGAGCAGAAGACGCGGGTGCCGGTGAAGACTGGCGCGCTGAAGCAAGCGCTGTCAATGAAGGTTCTGCCCAAGTCGCGACGGCTCCAGGTTGGCCTCATTGGCAAGCCCGTGAACCGCAAGCTCTATTATGGGCGCATCATCGAGTTTGGCCGCAAGGGGCAGCAGGTTCGCGCTCGGAAGGCTGGGGGCAAGCCATACATCATGAAGATACGCGGGACTGCTCCGCGTCCCTTCATCTACTCGGTCGATAAGCAATCGATCTACCAGCGCTTCCGCAACTTGTGGGATCGCGTTCTCAACAAGGCCGCTGCGGGAGTGACGGATGAGTGACCTTCTCACCGCCACGCAAACCGCCTTCTATACGGCGCTGAATGTCGAGGACATGACCGACCTTAGTCCAGTCACCCAGCACGTTATCGAGGACACCGACCCTCCGCTGACAATTATCGGCGATGTGTCGTTCGAGCCGATTGGCGGGAAAGACGGCGGACTGGATCGGGCCACGGTCGAGATTGTCTCGATCTATCGGGGGTCGAAGCGGACTGACCTTTTTGCCATTCAAGCCAAGGCCCGATCGCTGTTGGACAATCAACCGATCAGCGCAAGCGGCGCGGAGTTCTCAAAGCCTGTCTTCGTTTCCTCTGACGTTGAGGAGATGGAGGACGGTGTAACCTATGTCGGGACGCAACGGTTCGAAGTGATCGTTCAGCCCGCCTGAATTGCCACCGGCAAACCCTTCGGGGGAGGCAAGCCATCACCAATCCCGCCGTGATGGCGGCAAATCCCTTTGATGGAGCATTAAATGAAGAAGCTAGGTAACGACTACCGCCTGTTCATCGGCGATGGCGGCGGAACCGAAGTGTTCAACGAGATTGCCGGTCAGCAGGATCTCTCGATCAGCCGCCAGACGGCCTCGATCGACACCAGCACGAAAGACAACTTTCCCTATGCAACCCAGGCTTCCGGCCTGAAGACGCTTTCGATCTCGTTCAACCTCATTCCCGACCTTCCCGATGCGAACGGTTACGGCGAGCTGGAGAGCCAAGCGCTTTCTGCCACGCCGACGCCGTGGAACTTCCAGGTCAAGAAGGCATCGACCGTTGTGTTCGAAGGCGCGATGTATGTCGGCGACTTCAACACCTCGTTCGGCCAGAATGACTCGGTGAAGGTCACTGGCACGCTGACGCTCGCCGAAGCGCCCAGCGTTGACGCTCTCGCGTAACGGGTGACTCTTGGCTGAGCCGGAAGTTGACGCACGCGGCGAGATCAGCATTCCGCTGGAGGGGCGGGAATACGTTCTCCGTCCCTCCTTCGACGCGATCAAGCGCATTGAGAAGCTGACGGGCAAGAACCACGAGCATCTTGCCCAGGAAGCCATCCAGCAAAACCTCACTTACGAGGACATGGGCGTCATCTGCGCGGAGATGATGCGGGCTTACGGCAACGCTAACCCGGAAGACCCACAGGCGTCGTCCTACAAGGGCGCGAAGGCTGAGAAGCTGGAGAAGCTGATCTTCGAGGCCGGCAAG